GCGAATTGGTCACCAATGGCTGCGATCATGCGCGTAGGGTCGTGGATGCGGACGCCGGGCATGAAGTCGGTGTATAGCGCGAAGGTTTTTTCCTCGACGTCGGGAAACAGATAATCGATCTGTTGCCCGCTGAGATGTTCGCCCAGTTTTTCCTGGCTGAACGCGGCGCAGCGCAGAAGGTCCGTCAACGCAATCCGATTCTCCCTGAGCAATTCAAGCACGCGGCCGACGTTGATCGGCCGGCTTCCGCCGCCATGCGGCTGCAGGCGCGCGGTGACAAAAGACGATTGCGCGAATCGGCGGCCGCGGTCGCGCATGCGCTGCTTCACCTGGTCAATCAACCCGCCCTTGTTGGAGATGTGATCTTCCCAAAGCGTTTTGATGACGCGAATCGGGTTGAGCTGGGTTTCGTAGAGGGCCGCCTCGCCTGCCGGGATCTTGATCGCCATGCCTGGATATACGGCGGCGGGGTCAAAAAGTGTTGGCCGGATGGCGGGCCGGAAAGGCCGATTTGCGGCGTGTTCTATTTGGGTCGTTTAACGGGGCTCGTCTTGCGTTTGATCGCAGCCAGGTCCCGCGGCGTGGCCATGCGAACCACGGTACGGGTGAAGGCCTCGACGGCCTTGTTGAACCCGGACGGCGGAAGTTTCTTGCCGATGCCTGGCTTGAACTCAATTCCAATATCGACGGCATCTTTGTTGTCGACGCCGGCGACGGTGATGATCATTTTTCGTTTCACGTCATTCCTTTCTGAAGAGCCGCGGCGACGCGCGGCAACAGTTCACGCGCGTCCTGGGCGCCTGGACAATCGAACAGCACCTTGTTCGCGGCCGCGGCCAGCGCTGCCAGGGCATTGCTTGCGTCGACCTGTGACGGCATCCGCTGATTCAATCCCGCGCAGTTGACGCGCGAGACACCGACGGCGCCCGAGAGATAGTCAACTATGGTTCGAACCGCCGCGGCTTCGTAAGCTGACAGCGCCATTAATCCCTTTCGCTCATCCCTCAGTGGATGGAAAATCCGCCCGATCGTGTGGCCCATTCTGCGAACGTTTCATACCTATCCACGAAATCCGCCCGGAGCTTCACCGGCCATTTTGTATTGAGCGGCTTGCCGGCCATCACTTGGCGCATCATCCCTTCCAAAGTCGGCCGATCTACACTCGTTCGACCGACGGGAGTTTGATCCGCATTTTCCTCCGGAAGCGACCGTTGAACCGCGACCAGGTTGCGCGCGATGCGCGACATGATCATCGCTTCGTCCTCTGTGATCTTCATGCCGTCGTTGCTGATGATGCGCGGGTAATCGTCTCCAGTCGGCATCCGCGGATCTGCGCCAAATGAACAATACCAGCGGCCGCCGTCGTGCATGCATGGAAAAAGAAGACCGCACGCTTCCATTAACGGAATCCAGGAGAATGCGCCAAAATTGAAATCATCGACGCCCGATCGTTTTGGTTTTAAGCGGTAAGCCATGGTGAACCTCACATGCGGTGATGAATGCGCAACAACTTGTTGGCGTCGTCCAGCCGGGACCATTGCTCGTCCGTCCCGCCGCGATCGGGATGAGCCTTGTTGGCTGCAGCGCGATAATCGCGAATGAAAATATCCTTGCTGTCCAGGATCATGCGCGCCGTGGATGCAACGCCAGGCATGCCTGCGAGCGCTTTGGCCGCATCGTCGACGGTGACGATCGCGTTTGCAGAAACCGCTGGCGCGGGGAGTTGCTTGAAGCCGGCATATTGTTCGCCGGCCGCTGTTGCGCCGTAGCGATTAACCGCCCGCAGCGACTCAAGGGTCAGCGCGATCGAATGCAGATTGTGTTGCCAGTGTTTGTAGCGATCGCACGCATATTGCATTCGCACGCGCGGGGAGCCCTTGCCTTCGATCAACGCGTAAAACTCCAGAATCACGCCGGGATTTTTCGGCTGTCTCAGTTCCTTGAGCGGTAATCCATCGATTCCGATTTCCTTTTCGTGCTGATGATCGGTGGTAACCAGGATCGGATTGAGCGCCGTGATCGAGTTCAACTCATAGGCGAGGCGCTGCAGCGTCCTGGGCATTGCCGATTTGAACAGCGCGTTGACGCGCGGCTCCGTCGGCTGCCGTGGCCACTTGACCAGGGGAAGATGCTGAAACTGCATTCGTGCCATTACTGAATCTCCTTCGCGCGGACGAACCGCGCGATTGTCAGCGGCATTCTCATCTCGCCGGCGACGCGCTCGGCTTCCGGCCGAAACATCTCCAAACGCTCCAATGAATCGGAGATCGCCGGTTGCGTGCCGTCATCCGTGGCGCGCCGAACGACGCCCTCAACGCCGTGATCATCGGTCACCACAAAAGCAAAAATTGCTTCGATTACACGCATGTGTTCCTTTCCATCATCGAGCAGTTCTAGAATCCGATCGCGCGTCGCTTCGCTTCCATCCACGCATTGCGCCGCGATCGCATGCAGCGCCTTTCTCTTCGTTCTGCGTTCTGCATTCTGCATTCCGACTTTCTTCACGGCGTCTCCGGCTCAAACAACCGCAGCAAATCTCCCAGGCACTTGGCCTCTTGTCCCATGATCGTGATTGCATCGGAATAGCTTTGCGTCGCGGCCTGGCTGCCATAGGCGACGGCGCGGGCACGGAGATCCTTGAGCCTGGCGATTAAAAAGGCGCGCTCGTCGTCGCCAACTTTGGGCGGATTCTCCAGCTCGTTGCGGCGCGTGTCCCAGGCGCCGATCACGGTTTCAAAGTTGGCGATGACCGATTCATAGAATGCGGCGACGGAAATGTTGCCGGCATCCCGCTCGCGCTGAGACAACAACTCGCCGCGCATTTTTTTCAATCCGAGCAGCACGTTCCGAACCTCATCGAGATCCGCCGTCGCCGGCCGCTTGAGAACGCCGGCGAAGTTGACGGTCGACGCGATGCGAAGGTGGGGATTGCTTGCGCTCATGATTGTGGGTCCGGTTTCATCGCGGGCCGCAGCGCGCCAAAAATATCTTTGCCCTCGAACTTCATGTACGTGAGACAATGCGCGTCGCGGATGTAGCGTTCCACCATGCGTACGTCTTCGACGGTCACCGCCTCCGTCTCAAAGAAATCCAGCAGGATCGCCATAGCGGTGAGCGCGGTTTCGGAAACCGGAGCCTGCGCGATGCGCTGCAGTTCGAAAGCGGCGCTCTGCCACGGAAGCGTGCGAATCGATTCTGATGGATCTGTGGCGAACCAGGTGTGCCGGGTGGGAAGTCGATAGAGCACGCATGCGGCATCATTGAGAAACACCTCGCCGCGCGAGGGGCCGTCGAGCTTGAGGCCGTGATAAACGACGTCGAGAGATTTCATCGTTTGCCCTTTTTCTTTTTCCGGATGGGTCCATAGTCACGCTCTAGTTCCGCGACCCGCTTGCGCTTGCTGAGCGCCAGCTTTGCCTGGAAGAGTCTCAGCTTGCCCGCTTCGACTTCTTTAAAAAGGTCCGGGGCCTCTTCGAAGATTCGCCTGGCTTCCAGGATGTATCGAGCGCTGATCCCGAATCGTTTTCCATGCGCGATGAGGGCCTCGCGCTCGGCCCTGACGGCTGCGGCGGCTTGCTGTTCGGCGGATTGCTGTTTCACGATTTGACTCCCTGTTTCTGGGCCTGGCGCTCTTCGCGTTTTTTCAGGACGCGGTTCAGCCTTGCGCGGCTCAACTCGGCGTAGCGAGGATTGATCTCGATGCCAAAATAGCGCCGCCCCGATCTTACCGCCGCTTCGCCGGTGGTGCCGCTGCCGGAAAAGAAATCCGCCACTTCATCGCCGGGGTTGCTGCATCCTTCGACGATGCGCGAGACGAGCGTGAGAGGTAGCTGCGTCGGAAAACTCGGCATGCGCTCCGTACCGGTGACGACGCGAGAGATGATCCAAACATCGTCCGCCAGCTTGGTCGGCGCGGCCGCGCGTTTGTCATTGTAGATGGCCTTGCGATCGGTGGGCCGCTCAAAAACTTTGTAGTGGAACGTGAAGCGCTTCAGATCCCTCACAAGATGAAAACAGTGCCGCGATGTGCGGTTGAATTTTTCCGTGCAGTTGGCGCCATAGGTTTCGTACCACTTCACCCACGATCGCACGTGCAGGCCTGCGGCTTCGGCCATCAGTTTGAATTGCGCCGCCCATTCATCATTGATGATGATCCACATTGATCCCGTGGCGGTGAGCAACTCGATCGATTCTTCGATCCATCCCTGGGCCAGCGCCAGATAATCCTTCGCCGGCATCTTGTCGCTAGGACTACCATCGCCATATTCGTAGCCGATGTTGTACTGAGGATCGCAAACGATCAGAGGGAAGCGGCGGCGCGCGAGTGTGGGAAGAATCTTGGCGTTGTCGCCGGTGACGATTCGCCAAAGGTCGGAGGCGGGAACGTCCTCCATCGCGCGGGCTTCGCGCTTCAGCGTCGCTTCATCTTCCTGAAGTTTGAAACGGCGGACGGCTTGGCGGGCATTGATATCCCCAGCGGCGACTTGATCGACAAGCTTGGGCTCGGATTTTTTCAGCCGCCAGAGATGCTCTACATTCCGGACGCCGCAGCGGCAGATTTTCGCCGCGCGCTCGCACGCTTTTCCCAAGTCTTTAAGGTAGCGCACGTGTGCGCTACCTTTATCCGCCGTCCCCGCGGTCTCCGTTTTTTCCCCCACTTTCTCAGGGTAGCGCACACGTGCGCTACCTTTTTCTTCCTCTCCCGGCCGGCCCGCGCTGAGCCGCTGCCGTTCCTTCGCCAGGGCCATCATAGCCGGGAGCACATATTCGACGCAATAAGCCGCGCGTTGTGCCGGCGTCTGGTCCCAGCGCTGGCAATTCAGCGCCGCAATCCGCTCGGGCAGTTCGTCGGCTTTGTAATCGACGACGACGTGTTTGATCGGCAGCCGCAGCTCCAGGCAGGCGTTCATGCGGCGGATGCCATCGAACACAAGAACGTCCCCATTGTGCGGTCCTTTGACGCCCAGGACCGGAAGCAGCTGCTCGTGCTCCTTGATGTTTTCCCGCAGTTCCTTGTAGCTGTCGTCCTTGACCAGCGCGCGGGCGAGCGGGTGGGGAATAAACTTCAGGCTCAAGATCCAACTCCTTTCAAAATGGTTGTTGATTCGGCCTGCGCTTCCAGCGCGGCCAGGGTGTGACGCAGGATTGACACGGTGGCATCGAGCCCCACTTCCTCCGTGAGACACATGACAAGTTCGCCGCGGGCAACGCCGATGCACACGATCGGCACCGCGCCCTTCAGGTTCATGCGCTTGCGATACGTGGTCAGCCCTTCAAGGATGATGCGATCGAGCATGTCCGGAGTGAGTGTTGCGCTCACAACGCCTCCTGCGCCGCGCGCTCAAATGCCGGGAAGAGTTGCAGCGTGGGCTCGGGCGCTGGCGGATTGGGTTTGGCCGTCAGTTCCTTCACCGCCCACCTGAACGCATCGCCGGGAGACAGTCCGCACAACTGCGCGTGTTGGATGAGATCGGACAAGCTTTGGGTCGGCTGTCCGCAATGTGTGATTTTGGTTTTCATTCATCCTCCACAACGATGATGGCATGGGCGTACTCGATTTTTTCGCAGAGCGCCGCCGTCGCCGCGGCGAAACCTTCGAACAACTCGCGCATCCGTTCAGCGCCTTGCCTGGTAACGAATTCGCTTTCGCCATGTTCGTTCCATATCCGCGCATCATCCTGAAACGTTCTGAGCCCGACCTGTACCGCGTGACGCAGCGCCTGCAGGTCCGTCCCCGTGAGCGTCGTCGTCTTCGCGCCTAGTAGTAATTCGCGTGTGGCGTTCATGGCAGCGCTCCTTCCGGCAAAGCCTGTAGCTCGAATTCCGGAACCATCACTTGCCCTGGCACTTCCGCATTGCGTCGAGAGGTGAGCGATCGCCTCACCAACGAGATGCCGCCGCCGTGCTCCAGGCAGATTGTTAGCGCGTCCGCTTCGGTGTAGCGCCCCGCTTCCGCCGGATCGCGCGTGTATCCTTTCGACTCTGGCCTCCACCATGCTTCACGCCGATTCGACCAGATCAGATATTTCACCTCGGGCGACGGAGGGATGATGATTTCCCGCTGAGTACTGCTCATTGCTGCTGCGCTCCGATCTGCTGATCGACCGGCGCTTTGATGGCCAGCACTTCGTTGGAATCACGCTCAGCGCTTTCGCGCGGCGTGTCGTTCGGAATTTTTCCCGTCATTGCAAACCATCCTTTCAATGGGTTACGATGGGGATGTACTTTCGAAGAGCCGGTCGTCGCCGCATCCCCGCCGCGACGGCCGGATTTTTTTTGTTCATCGCACAATCCGCAAAATGACCATGCCGGCCGCGATCATCACGAGCAAAGCAACCACCAGAGCGCCCGCGATGACCACTTCGCCCCAGGTGCATTTGCTACGATCGCTTTCGACGCCGCGCAGATACGCCTGGCGGATGATTCGATCGCGCTGCTCACCCGTTAATTCCGTGTCGTGCGGGCATTCGTTGTTTGACTCATTCACGTTCGCCTCCGGAAAACTGTTTGGCCACAGATGGCCGGCGATTTTGATCCGCTGCGACCTGTGCATACTGAACCCAGTAAACCGCCAGCGCGGGCGCGAGTCTTTCCCAGTTGTTCGCATCGGCGCGCCGCGCGGCGTTGGCAAGAGCCTTTACGTAGCCGCCGCCCTCGCGCTCCATCGCGTCGAGCGTGTCGAACTTCTCCCGGCTGAAAAAACACAACACGACCTGCTTATCGGTGTCGCTGACGGTTGTTTGTTGCATCGAGTTTCCTTTCTCCGTTCTGCATTCTGCATTCATCATTCTGCATTTACTGTTTGTGGTTCATCAGCGGCTTGCAGCCGCCGCCTACCCTGGGGCGTGATCTGATACGCGACTTGAATCTTGGCGTTCTTCCGCGCGAGGCTTTTGGTCTCGAATACCGTCTGCGGCCGCAACATCTTTTTCGAAGCCAGCGTGTTGCACGCCCTGCGCGTGGATTGATCCTTGGGCAACAGGAGCCCGCCGTTCTTTCCGAATGCCACGAGAATGTTGGTTTGAAATGGTGTCATAGTTCTTTCCTTTCTTCGTTCTGCATTCTGCGTTCATCGTTCTGCGTTCACTTCATGGAGGTCCGCGAGCAAATCAGCGTCAACTGTAGGGGAACCCGAAATGATCGAAGGCCCAAACGCCGATCCGTCGAATGATGTCCCGCGGCTCAAACCTGCAGACGGTCAGGTCTCCAAAGTTTGTTAGTGTTTGCTTTCATCGTGTCTTCCATTGATGGTCATTGGGAAGCGAAGTGATGGCGTCGACGATCTTCTCCATCGCGCCATACAGATCCTCGAACGCCCGATGATGCGCAGTGTTATCGGGATCGAGTTCATCGGACATTTTTAGAAGCGTTTGGTACGCCGTCGCGGCCGGCGAATCCTCAACACGACTCAGCCGGTTTCGGATGCGCCTGCGCCTCTCGTCGGCGTTAGCCTGGAAATGTCCGAATTTGCCCAGTACTTCTTCCAGTGAAACGATCATTGCGCCTCCGTAGTTGCGTGTGATGGAATCGCATTGCCGCTCAGAATTGTTCGCACGATCGAGCGGAAGGCGTAGCTGGTTTTTGGATCGCATTTGGCGGCGCGTTCCTTCGCCGCCGGCGAGGTCATTAGTGCGATCGCTTGCCGGCGGATGGAGTCGATGTCATCGGGTCCCATTGACACGATGGCGTCATCGATCCGGCGTTCCTCATCGCGCTCATCGGCGACGCGTGGGTTGGCCGCTGGCGCTGGCTCCGTCGATCGGCGTAGCTGCGCATCCGCCTTTGCAAAAGCGACGGCACTAATCTCGCCATGATCTTTCAAACATTTGATGGCCAGGCCCACCTTGTTGTGCATGCGCGAGGCGCGGACTTCCTCGCGTACGGCGATCGCGACGCGGAGCGGTGTGCCGGCATATTGTTCGATGAGTTTCACTCCCATGCCGATGGCCTCCAGTTCCCCCGCCACCGCCATCTTTTCATTCAAAGACTCTGCCTCCCCTTCTTCCCCGCGCCCATCCACTGCTGCAGTAGTAAGTCTTGCAGTAGTAGGAGAGGTTTGGTGCGCCGTCGTGGACGCACCAATTTCTTGAAATCCGCGTTTTTCGTTCAGAATCGCGGGTTGCGAAATTTCGGTGCGTCCCAGCGGACGCACCGAATTTTGTGGTGTATCGCTCAGCGCCACACCGGCGCGTCCACTGCCGCGCGCCAACCCCTGAACATCACCCGAATTACCGTTTTGGTGCGTCGTAGCGGACGCACCGGTTTGTTGTTCAGCGATAAACCATTCCGGGGCTTCGGGCATCAAAAGTTCGAATTCATCCTTCTGATTTGGGCTGGTAACGACCCGTCGGACGATGCCCTCCAGGGCGACCAGGTAGCGCAGCGCTGAGTAGGCAGTATTGCGGCTCAGCCCCACCGACGCGGCGATCACGTCGATGCTGGCCGTGACGTAAAGACCGCTGCAATGCTCTTTGACGAAACCGTTGAGCGCCAGCGACTGAACGACCAGGCCCGGCGCGCCTTTCATTCTGGCGCTCGCGCCGTCGCCTTTGAACTGATCGTATGTTCCCAGCGCCGCATGCAGCCGGAGAATCCGAATCGCGCGAACGTCGCAAGGATCGATCGCGTCGATGCGCAAATTGAACGGCTGGTCGGCTTGAACGTATGCGTGGTTGAGAGGTTGGTTGCTCATTGTCCACCCCCATCCGGTCGCACGTCACATTCAACGCGGACGTTCGTGACGGCGCGGGCGAATTTTTTCACCTCGTGCTCAACGAATTTGAAGAGCACCTCCTGAGCCATCACGATGATCATCGGCGCGGTGAAATCACGGCCGGGCATCGCGATCATATGGATGCCTTCGATAAACTTTTTGCGGAGGCTGGCTTTCTCGGTTGCCCAATAGTCCGCGAAGCCGGTGATCAGTTCCGGCGGTTCGAAGCTGAGTTCTTTGACGGTGTCGAAGGCCTCGCCGGCGGCGAGGCGGATCGCCGCGGTGGCACGGGTGTCGTACTGCACGCCTGGGTGTGATTGTAAAAATTCAGAAACGGCTGGGTCGAAAGGAATGTGCCTCATCGCTGGCCCCCTTTCTTCCCGCGCTTTAAAATAGGTTCGCCGCCGGACGAGTTGGAACCTTTCCGGCGGCGAACAGAATGGAGATCCTTCGATGAGTGAGCCTTTTGATTTTGAGGATGTGCCGGTTGAGATGCGCGCGGCGGCACTTGTTGCCGCCGCGACTTTGCTGGCCGGTGATAAGATTTCGATTGAATATCCGGCGCAGATTCTGGACTACGCGGTTGTTGAAGCGGTGGCGCTGTTGCGCGAGAGCGAGGGGATTCTTTGGCAGCGGCATGAAGACTAGAAAGCCACGACCCCAGCGTCCGGCATGAATCGAACGCGTCGGTAAAGTTGCTGCGCGCCTCACGGGCGTTTCGAACCGCGCTGAGGATGTGGTTTCGGCGAAGCGAACCCGGAGAATTCGGTTGCATCGATTCATGCGTGAGACGCAGAATCTCTGCATCGACGACGGTAAGCGTGCCGAGCAACACACCCTGCAGGAAGACGAGCTTGTCCGTCGTGGAATTTTCCGACGGCGCGGACGCATTGGATTGCGTTGGTGATTTTTCTGCCGCCTTCGCCACATCCTCAAGATCGTTGATGTAGCTTTGCGCCCAGGGCGGCAGCTGGTCCCAATCGAGCGGCTCATTTCGCTCGTCGGGCACGAGCGCGACATAGTCGTAGGTTGTGATGACGGCGCGTGTGTTGGATTGTGTTGGGGAATTTAAGGGAGGCGCAGCCGCGCGAGAATTTTTGGGAGCCACTCGGGCTCAACCTTCTGATTGCTTGAGCTGATAACTGCGATCCAAAGAGCGGGGAGAAGCATCATGCTTCAACCTCATCGCTCAGGAATCGCCGTGGCAACTTCAGTTGGGTTATCAGCGCCAACCGTGAGTGTGCCACTCGCAACAGGATGAGCAACCCGACCAAGAGTCGTTCATCCAGGCCATCTCGCGTTGGTCGACGCAGATGACAAAGGCAAATGCTGCCACGGCGATTCCGGAGCGTCAAGATTTTTTCGGACCCAAATCCCCCCGCCCTCTCGGGTCGGACGGGTCCGTCACTTGAGAAATATACCCTAACAAGTGGGTCCGAATAAAGGGCGAGAGTCAGTATTATGTTAAGCACAATACAGTCATAAATACTTGCTAATAAAAGAGATACAAAACATACCATTTTCCAAAAAACGACGGTTTTCTGTTAGGGTAGCACCCCAAATTCGACGCGCAAAGAGGCCAGAAAATCGATTCAAAAAAATAAATTTTGAGACCGGCGCAAGGGCGGTTAAAACGGCTCAGGATCGATCGGGATGCGCGAAGGCCTGGATGTCGGGCCACGCGGGAAAAAGAGCGCCAGCGGGCCACCCAAAGCCCGCCGGCGCTGGAAATTTTTCTCCCGATTGAACCATCGGCACTAGACCGGTCCGATTCAAATCTTTTTAGGGAGGCCGTGTGAAATTCGAAGTGAAGGGCAAAGACAAAACCGGCGCGGCTCGTCGCGTTAGCATCGACGCCGACGACGAAGCTTCAGCCCGTCGCCGCGCTGAGCGCTCTGGGTTCGTCATTGAAACCATTAGGCTGGTGAACGCCAGCCCGATCGCGACGGCGCCAGCGGCGCCGGTCGCGTTGCCCAGGACCTGCGCCAACTGTGATCGGTCGATGGGAAAGCTTGAAAAGCTTTTCGATCACGACGGCCACAAGGTTTGTTCGGATTGTCTGAAAAAGTTGAAGCCGGAGCCGCTCAGTTATGCAACGCCGGCGACGCCTGTGATCGCCACACCGATTGTCGAGGATGAGTACAAAGCGCTGGGCATCTCTTCGCGCAAATGGGCCTGGGCCATCGCCATCCTCGGACTATTAACCTCGATTGCCGGCATCGGCGTGCTGCTTTTCGTTTGGGGCATCGTCGCCGACTCGATGATCGCCAGCCATCGGAAGAAATTAAAAAAGGCGACGGCCGCGGCGACAAAGGTTTCTTATCTGGAGATGCGCAACGTTCACGCCGGCGTGAAGTCGCTGAACATGGATTGAATCTCAACGCCGGCAGAGCCAGATGATGAAGAACACCAGGCCGGTGATGAACGGAGCGTAGATAAAAGCGACCGTGATTCCTTCAAGCATTTGTTTTCCTCACAACGGGAACAGCGCATTCAGTCGATCGCGTCGGTTAGCACAGCCACATTCCCGGCCGGTGAGTTTTTTGTAAAAGCGTTTGAACAAGATTCCGCCGCCGCCCAGGTCCCGCTCGATCACATCACCGATGCCCCGATCGCCGGCGATCGCTCGCTTGGCCAGGACGCGCGCGGTGACTGGCCATTTATCGCGCGGCGTCGGTTTGATTCCGGCGGCGATTGGTATCGTGGGTTCAACGAGGATCAAGGGCTTGCCGGCCGGACAATCAAAATCGGGAGCGCCAACGGGAAGCTGGTAAAAATGGCCGATTGACTTTCGCCATTCACGGTCGGACCTGCAACGATGGCAGAATTGTCCCCCGCGGCATATCCAGCTTTCAGCGAAGGGGTTCATACGTAAGTCCGATTCCATCTGAAAATCAGCAGCGGCGGCGGCGCGTACCAACCGTGCAGGATGTCTTTTTCTTCCGCCTGGCCCGTCGACAGACTCGACCGTGTAATTGCCGGAATGTTGGTCGAGAGATCTCCCAGTTTCGTAGCGGAAATCATTGTCGAGGTTGTGCCGGCGTCGGATGAGATCTTCACGTAGCTGTGAAAAGCCAGGCCCGATCCGGCAGCGTCGAATTGGATGACCGTTCGAATTGTCTCCGATGTGTATGCAGAATGCGGCGTGAAATCATCATCGTAGGCGAATCCGCCGGGAGCCGAAGTGTCGCTTGGGCATGGATCGTCAGCACTGATCAGCGCCCGCACGTAAGCATCCATTGTGTAGCTGAGGCAAGTCGAGATGTTTGCCCCCCGCGCGTATCCAGTCTCGCTTACCCCGGAGCTGTACAACGCGCCGACGTATCCGGCGTTACTGCTCCCGTCCAGGAAATCGCCCTCGGCAACGACGGAACTATAAACCTTCTGCGGGACCGAAGTGACGCAACCGGACACGGGCCCCGAAAATGAAATCGTGCAATAGGTCCCGCCCGCAACCTGCGCCGCAACATCGTCATTGTAATCCGACAATCCATCGCTGAAGGAAACGTCAACCCCAGGAGTGGTTCGCGGGCAATAACCCGAGTTCCAGCTTCCGGCGTTGGCAACTTCAAAGTGTGCCGATGCGCTGTCGAGTGAGAACATGTAAGGTTCCGGGCTCAATCCATCCTGACAGGAAACAAAGTCGCCGGTTTTCTGGGTATCTGTGATCGTGCGGTTGATCGCCGCCAGCTGGTTGAACACGATCGGATGCCAGTAGTCGCCGATGCACTGCGGCCCGTAAGCGTGAAAATAATAGGGCAAGTTGTTCTGCGGCCGCTGATGAAAGAAAGGTTTGATGTTGTCGTTGTTCGGATCGGGCCGGTTGTCCTGTCCCGTGGGGATCGTCCAAAATTTGTTGGTGGGATCGCGTTTGAGAACCGAACCGGATTCAAAGCAGATGATTCTGACGTTGACGCCGGCGGCGACGTCGTCGGAACTAATGGACAGCGCGTCGGCAGGGTCGATAAAGACCGTATCGTGTTCGCACGCGACAACATTCACCGTCACTTCCCGCGCGGCGTGGCCCGTGTATGCGGCGACGGAGACGACGGCGCGGTGGCCCTGGTAACGATTCAACTCATATCTTGGAACATCGATCTTCCACACGTCGCCGGTGGTGAAGGTAAAGCCGTCGAGTCCCTGCAGGGTGATCACGCCCGTTGTTCTGTCCGCGGCCGTGGTGAGCAACTTATAGACCGTCGTGACCCCGCTGACCGTTCGCGACACAGACACCGTCAGGCCCATGGCAAATGAATTCCAATCTAAAAATGGCGAGCCGGTCATAGAAGCAAACGTGGATCCGCCGTCGTGGGAAATCGTGCCGTTGAAAGTTGTTCCGGTCGCGGTCGAACCGACGACGCCCTGCAGCTGAATGAGAAGACCACTCCCGCCGTGCCAGAAATCGAAAAATTCATTGCCCGGCAAACGCAGCTGCGTCGTCACGCTGGCCGTGTTGCCGGCAACGCTCACCCCGCCCGATGCCGGCCGATCGGTTTCGCGATAGATGTACGATGGATTGGGCGGCGTCTTCCCGCAGCGACCGGTGAACTGGTTGTCGCGATATTGCAGCAACGGATTGGTTACAGTTGCATCGAACACGCCCAGGGTGGGATCGGATGCGTTATCCTTGCGCAACGTGGCCAGGTCGCCCGCGGCAAACGCCGGCCCCACTTCATCGGGATGGCCGGTGTCACCGAAGCGAACGTAATTCGTCGATGCCGGCCGGACCAGCCAGCTGCCCAGGTAGGGCTGGGGAACTCCAAGATCGTCATTGATGAACGCCGGAGGATCCACGGCCGTGGTCGATCCATCGTCCGCCGTGAACAAGCTGGGAATCCAAACGGACGTCGGCGTGTCGTGTTTGAATTCGTAATCGAAAAATCGATCCGGTCCCCACGAGCCGGTTCCCGATTCCCCAACCTGGTCGGTGCTCCAGGACCCGGTGATGTAGAAACCCGTTCCATCATGCCCGAGCTGTTGCGAGCCCGTGACGTCGATCGATGTCTCCGCGCTGTCGCAGACGATTTGCGACTTCAGGAACGTGTACCAGAGCACGGGAGGATTGTCTGTCGTGTATGCGGCCGGAAGCGTGATTCCGGACAGGTACGCCCTGCCCGTGCCGGTGTCGACCGAACTGATGCCGATGGAAAAACTGCTGATCCCGGCGCGCCCCGCCGCCACTTCCGCGGCCGACGCGATCGCCGCAGCTTCGGGAAAATTCCAATCATGCGGCGCCGCTCCCCCGCTGTAGCCAGGAATCACCCAGGGAGCAGACGTTTTCATCAGCGATAGCTGAAAAAACCGAATCGTTTTGGTGATGTCCGGAGAATAGGATTTTTGCGGCTCTGAGCAGCAGTCATTTTCGCAGCAGTCGTTCCAGACATCGATGTCGCCGGCGTTGTGATCGGTCGCGCCCAGGCAATCGACAAGTCCCTCGTCGGTGTTGCCGTCATCGAAACCGACCACTTCCACGCGCTGGCCATAAGGATTGATTGAATCGTCGGGAAAGTGACTCAGGCCAAATCGATCGGACATCGCCCCGCGGTACGCGGCCTTGCGCGGTCCGGACTCCGCGTGGGGATTCCAGTAGCCGCTGTGGGAGATGACTGAATAAAACGCCGGCTGAGAAAAGTGATAGCTGCTGAACGAAGCGCCGATCGTGTTGTCGGTCGATGAGGAAATCGCGAAGCGCCTCACAGCGCCGTCGCCGCCAGGTCCCTCGTCCGAGATGACCAGGTCAAACGACGTAGGGTTGTTGGGGAAAGACGGCTGGGCATGGGTCCAATCGGTCGTTGCCCAAATGGGATCCACATCAACCAGCAAATTGGAAACGCCGGCGATCGCGATCGAGCCGGCCATGAGCGAAGGCGTGATTGTCGCCGTCACCGTTCCCAGGGTTTTGGAAAACGCCAGGCCGATCGATCCACCGAAGCCGAAGGCGAAAGCATTGCCGGCACCCACATTGCCCAGGGCCTCGATCGCGGCCTGGATGGTGTCGGGCGTTGCATCAACGTCGATCGCGGCCGTGGTGTCGGTTGTGCTGGCGGTAACTGAGATGGTGAACGTCCCCACCGCCGGCGTCGTGACGGTGAGCTTGTAAGAAGGAAAGTAGGCGTAAGCGCCGGCCTGGTAGATCTTGCGGCCGTTGGGCGTGGTATTGCCGCTGTCGCTTGAAACGTATTCGATGGAATTGGGTGGTTCCCACCATCGGTCATATTGATCCAGGTCCCCGCCGGCGACGACGACGTATTTGCATCCAACCAGGTCGCTGAGGCTCGCGATGATGCCGCGCGCGATCCAATCCTCGGCCGCATACGACAAGGTCGTCGTCGACGGCGCGCCCGTCAGTTGCACGATCGCCCTGCCGCGCGGGTCATCATGCACGTAGATGATCAGCCGGCAGCCGGAAATCGTCTGAGATGAACCGCAGCGCATCGGCGTTGAAAAATCGGCGCCTGAATCGGTCAGCAGCGTCGACGTGATCGCCGTCACGGTGCCAACGAAGATCGGAAAATTAGCACGCGGCCAGGTGGATCCACCAGACTGCGCCATGCTGATCTCACGGACCATGCGATCGAGCGTGTATAAGAATTCGATGTCCTTCGGCACCTTGGCGCCGGCGGCTTCGGACAATGGAAAGCCCGCGGCCGCCAAGCTTGTATAGGCGGTCGCCGGCAACGGCGGGATGTAGCAGGGATCGACGCTCATGCGTTAGGTATGAGTGGGCAGGCGCGGTCCATTCGGGCGCCCATGCGGTTCTGAGCAACCACGACCCACTCGGAATAGATGAATTCGCCCTGGGCATCGTCTACCGACTGCACGACGCGGCGCATGCCAGCAGCCGGACCGATGGAAATCGTTTCATGAGTATTTTTGACGTTGGGACCGCGCAGGGAATCGATCTTGCGCCGCAGGCGGTTGAACTCCGCTTTGTCTCGTTCGTTGAAAATGTATTCAGGCATCTTTCCCTCCAGATCACCGGCGAGACGCCGGTGCTACTATGGATCCAGCAACGGCAAGAGCGCGATTGCTTTGTAGCGCTTGTACATGAGATAGACCGCGTCGAAGGGCGCCGTTCCAAACGGCTCGACCGTCGCCCCCGCCGGCGAGGCGGAAAGCGCCACCGGCGTTTGCCCACTGGTCCCGATTTTCAGTGTCGTATCCAGCGGCTTGCCCAGGCCGTTCAGTCGAACGTCACACGCCACCACCTGGTAAAGCCCGGAGTCCGGGTCCTGGTGAACGATGTTGCCGCTGGTCTTAGGCGTTCCGGAGCCCCAGTAACCGCGCGAGCCCTGGTCGAGAATGTGCAACTGGAATGGATGGGTCGTCGTCAGCTGGGTTGCGTCGTAGATCTCGAGGGTGATGCAGATCGGGACGAATGTATCGTTGGCGGTGTAGGCGCGGGTCGGTTCGATCGACACGCATTTGATCGTGCCGGCGGCGAACGTATTGGTTTCCCCGTTGGGCTCCACCAACGTGATGCTGTCGCTGTTGACACAATTTTCGTATTGCTTGTAGGTGACGTAATCGTAGAACGATTCGTTGCGAACGATCTTGAGCACTTTGTAAGTGATGGTCCGCGTGGGATTGCCGGTGTAGGCATCGAGCGAGGAATTCACAACCGGATTGCCGTCGATGTCGCGATCGAACGGCATCGTCTCCACGACCGTTTTCCAATCGAACGTCCAGGGCAAATCGAGCGGATCGTCCGACACCTGGAAATATCCCAGGGGCGGAATCTGGAAGGTGGCGGTGACTTTGTAGACGCTGGGGCTTTCGTAATCCGCGTCCACTTCGCTGCAGAACAATAAATTGTCTGGGTCGGATGAATCGTATGCGCTATTCACTTCGACGCCAAAGAAGGTGAACACATCATCCATCGCGGTGTCTTCATCCGGAGCGCCGACGACGGTGAAAATTCGCTTTGCGGTGTCGCTCTGATTTGAGCCCCGCCGCTTGCCCTTGCCGCGCCATGTTTCCGTTACGCCACTTGGCATCTCTTCCCCCCTGCTATTACTCCGTCACTCCGCTGATCAGCACCGCGGGCTTTTGTTGTCGATCCAGCAATCGATCGAACTTGGCCAGCAACTGCCGCTGCAAACTATTCGCCTCGGCCGTGTTCTTTGCCGTCGCGGTGTTCGGATCGTTGCGCTTTTCCTTGCCCGCGGCCGCGACACCACTGAGCAGGAGCCCCTTGTCTTCCAGCGCAGCGGTAGTTTTCGCCTGGCTGTTCTTTCCAAAAATGTCCTCATCGAATTGCTTGCCCAGCGTGCCGGCGAATTGCCGCAGGTTTTCCGCCGCGGCTTTTTTCTGCGCATCGGTGGCCGCGGGATTTTTTAAAATCGCCTGCGTCTGCTGCTGCTGCTCTTCAAACGATTTGGTGAGCTTCAGTTGTTCCAGTTGCTTTTTGGCGGCGACGCGATCGCCGGCGGCGCCGTACGCAGCCTGTCGCTCGAGCACGGTCTGGTTTTGGTCGCGCAGTTGTTTGTCGATCGCAGAGCCCTGGGCCGCCTGAATCGCCTTCAGGTCCTGCTCGGCCGTCTTGCGCTGCTCGACCGTTGCCGCCTGGTCTTTCATGATGGCCAGCAGCTTGTCCGCTTCCTGGGTCTGATCCCGCGCGGATTGAACGCGCTGCAATTCGACGGCAGCGTTGCGATCGCCGGCGTCGGCCTGCGCCTGCAGAACCTTCAATTGAGCGTCCTGCAATTCCTTGTAAACAAGGTTTTGATTCTGAGCGGCCGCGGCCTGGTCGATGGCAGCCTTTTTCCCCTTAGCCGCCTCATTCAGTCCGTCCGCCTCGCTCGCCGGCGCTGCTTTCAACTGCTCTTTGAGTTCAGCATCGATCGCATCCTTTTTGTCCTGGGCATTTTTTTCGATGAGTGCGAGTTCCGCGTCCAGGCTTTTCCCGAGTGCCTTGAGCCGCTCGATTCCGCTGCCCGCCTGGATGTCGTTAATCTCTCGCTGCGCTTTTTCAATGATGCGCTGATTCGCCTGGTGATGTTCGTACCAGAAATTGTGCTCCTCGACGCTCGACGCCGTGCGTTCATCCCGCGCGGCCTGGTCGAATTCTTTGTTCAGGCCCTGCAGCTCGGTTTGATGCCGCTTGGAAATGTTGGCGCGGGCCGTGGCCTTTTCGTTGTCGTCCAGCTTGTCGGCTTCGGCGAGCTTTTCGGAAAACGCTTTGTTGGTCGTCTCGATCGCCGACTGCCGTTTGTCCTCCAACTGCTGCAGGCGGTTGTTGGCCGCGGCCTTTTGTTCGAATTGTTCCTTCTCGTATCCATCCAGTCCGGACGCGATCTTTCGTTCCTGCCGCGCGACCGAAGCGCTGGCCATTTCCAGCGTCAGCTTTTTCTGGCGCTGCAGCGATCCCTCGGTGTAATCCATGCCGATTTTTCGCGCGGCGTTTTCCTTTTCAATTTTTGCGGCATCGTTCATCTCATTCAGGCCGGTGAGCCGGCCGAACCAGGAATGAGCCAGGCCGTCGAACGATGCCAGCAAATCCTTCACCTGGCGGCCGGCGCTGATGAAGCTGCCGACGATCGGGATTCCTTCCGCCAGCTTCTCACCCATCTCGCCGGCGGAGATTTTGCCGGCTTTGAATTCCGCCGTCAGTTCCTTCGCCTTCGTCGCCGCCTCACCGATGGCGTGGGCAACCATCGTCAGGCCGGCAACCGCGCCAGCGCCGACGGCGACTTTGCCCAACTGTCCGAGCTCGCTGCGAGCGCCCAGGCCCTGCTTGAGTGATTGGAGTGTGCTTTTGCCCGGCGCGGCGTTCTTCGCCGCCTTGGCCGCTTCGACTTCCTGCAGCTTGCGCTTGAGAACGTCGGCTTCGGCCCCCTGCTGCTTCATCACCTGGACGACGCCGTCGTCCTTGCCGCGAAACACGAGTTCTAAAACTTTGTTAGCCATTGCCCTTGATTCCCAGCTTGGCGTCCCATGCCTGGCATTCGGCCGCTATAAAATCCCAGGCGGACAAAAAGCTGGCTGATTGTGAGAACCCGCCGCCGTCTGCCGGCAGAATCTTTTGCTTGCTGGCGCGGATAGACCACTTGAGCGCCCGCCACACGTCCGGAGTGATGATCTTTCTGGCGCAAGTGGTGAGTTCGAAGCGTCCACCGTTGCAACTGTTACAGCCGCGGCCGTTGCATGAGACGCAATCGAACACTGGCGCGTTGTATTCGGCAGCGTTGCGCGTCGAAGGGCATTCCGCTACACACTTGCCGGCGCCGTCGGTGATGCAGAGGCATCCGTAGTAGCAAGCGACTGCCAGGCGGATTTTTTTTTATCCATCTCATTCATCGTGAGCTCGTGCACGAGGTTGTCGCGCAGCTCAACGATCGTCGGCCGGGTTAAAAGGCTGTCGAGGGCGACTTCGCCGGCATAGGCAACTTTGAGCCCCTCAAGCGTCAGGTCCGCCATGGTTCGAAGCGTTGCCGCGGCCTTGGCCTGGTCGAAAAAATCTTCGATGCGCCGCAGGTCCCGTTCGGCGACAAAGCGAAAGAGGATAGAGCGCGGATTCGCTTTGCCGCGGTCCTCAACCGGCACATAGCCGAAAGTCTGACTCGGTTCCAAACCCAAACCCACAAAACACCTCATCAGGAAAAAGTGATCGTCAGCGAGTCGTCGCCGGCGGAATCGTTGCATTTGAATTTTGTGTCCAGGGTGACAATGCCATCGCGATTGCCTTCCTGGTTGTCGTCGATCTGGAAGGCCGGCGCGGCAATGGTCACGATGTTGCCGGCGACGGAACCGATGGCCATGCTCATTGCCTGCGTGGTGTTGCCAATCCACTGGCCAAATGCGTCCCAGGTCCCGACGAGCTCGTGAATGGGATCCAGCCCGCCGCGGATCTTGCGTTCGGTGACGATCGCCTGGCTGTAACCGCTGGCCTTGGTGAGATCGTCGATGTATTTGACCGTGTTGCCGGCGGCGAGGCTGAATTTGGAAATCTTGGGAGTGAAGCCGCCAACGGTGAACGTCGCCGCGGCGAAGCGCGGCGGCGTGATGGGGAAAGAGGGAAGCGCGAGCATGGTGACGTCGGTGGGCGCAACCCAGATGCCCGAAAAATCGAACTTCACCATGCCGGGCTTGCCGTTCTCGCCTTCGACGCTGAAGGTACCCATCGCATCGGTGAGCAATTTCAAAACGCCGCTTTCGTACACGCCGATCGTGGCAACTTTGAAGTTGGCCGGATTGCTCGTCGGTGAAAAAATGTTGCCGCTGGCCACGTATCCGCAACACGGCAACAGCGCCGTCGCCCATGCCGGCGTCGGTGTTCCGGAAGTGCCGCTGCCGGCGAGCTCGAGGGAAAATGAAACCTTGCCCGCGGTTGGGCCCGCGATGGATTTGAGCTCGCCCAGGGACCCGGTGGCGACGCGCTCGTGCATCGCGATCTGGGCCTGAGGGATCGGGTCAAAGCAAAAGAAGGTGTGGCTGGTGTCCAGCGTGCCGGGCGTGCCGACTGCGCTTTGCTGGATCGCCCCGAACACGCGCCGTCGATAAAGCAAAGACATAAACCCCCCGCCTTCCCCTGATGACGTTCCCTGCTGAGTTAAATAGCCGGCGTGCCTGGATCGTCTATGCGGTTGCGGTACCGGACGTCGAATTGGAAGGTGATTCCCCCAAATTCCCCCTGCACCGGTGGCAAAAACAGCGGCGGTTTCACTTCCGTGTTGACCGCCAGGCCTCCGCGCGAGTAGTCGGCCATGATTGCTTTGTACATGTCGCCGAAGACATTGTTATTGAACTGGTCGACCGGCGTGGTGTCGTCGTCGGTGGGCATGACGTACAACACGACGGCGAACGGCTGGACCCACTCATCCGCCTGGGTGGCGCCGCTCTGCACGTCGTCAGGTGAAAGCTGAAAGATAAAGCCGGCCAGGTGCCGCGGCTCATTCTTCTTTTTCGCCCGCGTGATGTTCAGCGTGTTTTTGTAAGTGTCGCCGGCCGTGATGCCGGCAAGCGACGTCGCCACGTTCTGCGCGATTCGTTCTAATACATAGTCAGCCATGTTTCCCCCGGTCCCGGTCCCGCGGCGAAGCCGCTGGGCTCTCTGTTAAATCTGCTGCGCGATTTCGACGAGCGTGTTCTCGACGGCCGTTTCCAAAATGTCCTGGTGCATCGAGCCGTTGCGTTCGGCGTTCTCAAAAAAATCGAGCCGCTTGCGCTCGTGAACCTGCTTTTTCAGAATCCCCAGGATGACGTCGCGCGAGTTTTTACGGCCCTTGCCGGTTTTGGTGACTCCGCCCTTACTCTGCACGATGAGAACCCCGCGCGGCGTTGGTACCAGCCGTACGGAGCCGGCCGCGATCATTTGGCGCAGTTCACTCTGCGTGTATTTACGCCGGCCGCCGCCGCTACGCGCCTCGGAAAACAGAATCGTGAGCGACTTGCCGCGGCCGGTGATCGTGCCGCCGGTCTGAAACACCCCCGCCGCTTTCCAGCCCGTGTATTCATCCGCGAACAGTTTTTCGAAGCCGGTGGCACGCCCTGGATCGGTCGCCTTCGCTTTGAACGACTTGGCCAGGCCTTTGCTCCGGATGTTCATCTTGCCCGGCAGGTCCGCGCGCAGGGTGTCGATGTCATAGTTGCCGATCTGGCCGTAGGCGCGAGCCAGGTGGCGCAGCAGTATGGGCCGCCCCGCCCTGCTCGCTTTGGCGAAACCTTCGATTGCGGTTAAGTCGATTCCCACGTCGGGCATTACTTGGCCCTCACTGTCCACATGCCGGCATCTCCGCTGACGACCAGGGTGACCAGGTGAGACGTCGGGATCCCGCCGAAGCGCCCCGATACAACGATGGTGTCGCGATCGGGAACAATTTTTGTGACGCCCGCGGCCGCGTCGTTCAGGATGTTGATCTCCAGGTCATCCGCGAGGACCTTGCCGTCCTCGGTGACAACCGTCGCGGGGTTGCGGTTGACGATGATTTGGATTGACAGCGGCGTGCCACCGTCGCCGCCCTGGTTGTACGTGGCCGGCTCGCCAAATTCGGCAAAGAGCGCGCGGGCATCGATCGCCAATTGTTCTGAATTCTCCTGCGCCGTGGTGCCGCGATAGCTGAAAAAGCCGCTGGCGGCCAGGTCGTTGTCCGACGGTGCCGGCGAGCTCCCCACCTTCTCGTAAACCTTCACAAAGTAGCGGCCGTCTGGGATGAATGGAAAATCGCCGGCATAGACGCCGCCGGCGAGACTGAGGGCGATGGAATAGCTGGACCAGTTGCCCGTTGTGAACGGCTCCAATGAGCGCGTCACGGTGTTGACGGCAAAACCCAGCTGGTCGTTGCTGAAGATCAAGAAGTACAGCGGGCGGGCGCCGACATAATCGGCCGCGGAAAATGTTACTTCACGCGACATGGATCGCAACCGTTCCGTCGTCGTTAATCGTGTAGGAGTAGCCGGCCGGCAGCCACGTATGCCCGGCGCCGCTGACGTCGTTCAGGAACGCGCAAGCCGCAACCAGGAATCGGATGTAATCCGCCGCACTCTTCTCCCAGGCGACGACGACGTCCTGGGGCGTATGGTCAGGGTTTTGAAAGATGAACCTGCTTTCCGAATCCACCACGCCGGCCAGCTGGTCATACATTTGCTGCAGTCCGAACTTGTGCCGCGGCAACTTCACCTTAAGAGGCGTCACGCGGGATTGATTGCGTTTTACGTTGATCAGCGGCATAAAATTTCCTCACCAGTTTGCTCAGGATTAAAGATTCCGATCGGTGTCGACTCATTACCCATCCGCGGATCCGCTTCGACAGAATTGATTTGTGGCGACACGGCGTTCATTCCTTACCTCATCGGCCAGGTTCGACCGACGCCGCTGTTGTAGAGAAACGTGCGCTCCGTCGATGACTTAACGACACCCTTCCACCATCCAACCTCATCGACTAGCGCGTTGACCGGCTGGCTTCCATCTGCTTTTGCTCCAAATGAAAGCGCGTTCGTATTGACCGTGCCGTCATGGGTGTAAGAGGCGGGAGTGCCTACAAGTACGTTGTCGATGTACAGGCTTAGGGTGTGTGCGCTATTGTCGTATTGCCAAAGCCAGAAATGCCAATTTCCATCAGCTACTTCTACGCTTGGGTTTACAGCCGCCGCGCCTGAACGAATATCGATATAAGGATTGTGCCCCGTGAATGCAGCGACGTACTCCCCGTCCTTGCAAAAGATGCGAGCGAATCCGCTTTGCGCCCCCAGCGTTTTTGCCCAAAAACAACCGCCGAAAGAAGTCGCTCCAGCCTGCAACGTGCTGTTGCTGGCAATCTGCATGTAGACGCCGTTGAATTGGCAGGCACGGTCAATGAAGCCAGCTTTAGATCCCACGCCGCCGAAAGGCTGATTCGCAAGGCCCACGCCAACATGGTTTGAGCCGACAGAATCGTAACGGATGACATAGTTGGAGAATCCGTCTGTTGTTGGGTCGCAGGTATCCTCATCAAACTTCCAGTAGCTAACGAATCCGGTTTGAACAGTCCCGGCCGCTGCTGATACATCCGCAGCGATCAATCCATGGGCGCGCATGGCGTCAATTACAAGATTGCATTGGGTAATTACGCTTGCCGCGTCTGTTGCGTGAGCGATGGCGGCCTGCTGAGACTGCAATACCTGCTGACCGCCGATCAAGATTCGTTGGTTTCTCGGTTCGATTCTAACGCGGCTCGCGCTGTCGTATCGTCCAAATTGCACGTCGGAGTTGCGTCGATTGATATCGATGAATCGACAACCCTCAATCCACGAGTCTTGCGTAGCGAGAGCGATCAATCCCCCGCCAGTATTCCCAAAATAAATGTGCCCATTCGGCCAGAAGTGCATTTGATTGCGGAATTCAAACACGCCGTCAAAGCTTCCGGTATCGTTTATCTCCTTCGGAGGAGCCGCGAGAGTTTGATTCTGCGTTGAAAAGAAAGTGGGGAATCCGCTAGAGTCATTCCCGGAAGTTTCCCAGAAGGAAGTCCAAAAAAATCCCGCAGTTGCATCACTAAAACCAAACGCACACCTTTCTTTTTTTGCGGTGTTGCCAAAATTGATCGCGGAATAGCCCGAAGCGGTACTGGTGTTGCAAATGAAGAGAACATTTTGTCCAGCCCAGGAGTTGATAGCAGATGGACCAGTTCCAGACGCCAATATATTGAGATTTGTAAGTGTGCCCACCGAAGTCAGCGACGACGCAACAACGGTTGCATTGAGTGTTGTCCCGGTAAGGCTTCCAGCCGCCGCCGTGATCGTGACATTCGCGGTTCCGTCAAAGCTTGTCCCGTTGATCGTCCGAGCCGTCTGAAGCGCCGTTGCCGTGCCCGCGTTGCCGGTGATCGTGGAAATCGTCACGTTGCCACTGAGCGTAAAACCGTTGATCGTTCGGCTTGTGGATACGCCACCGAGATTTGTCAGCGCGGTTGAAGCGTTGGCGACATCGGAGAGATTGTTCGAAGCGGTCAGCTTCCCGCTCACCGTCGTCGTCAGCGTCGTGACGTTTGCCTGGACTGCGGCCGCGGCTCCCGATGTATCAAATGCAGACGATGCTTGAGTCGCGGCGCTGCCCAGACCCAGGTTGCCTCGCGCCGTCGGCGCCGATGCAAGATCTGAGAGGTTGTTGCCCGACTGAAGGGCTGACGCCACCTCGTCTCCCAAAGTCGATACTTGATCCTCAAGCGCGGCGGCAGAGCTGGTCAAAAAATATTGGGATAGGTCTCCATTCACCCAGGTCCCTGCGCTGTATTTCAACACCTGACCGTCCGCGGGCGACGTGACCCGCACATCGAGCAGGCTCGCGAGCTTTTTGTAAATCCGTTGGATGATCATGTTCCCCCAATAAAAAAAGAACGGCGGCGAACACATGGAACGCCGCCGCCTTCCCCGGCAGCTGTGAATGCGAGTCGTTTTTGACTAGTGATGATCCATCGTGGCTTTGAGACACGACTGGAAGCGGCCTGGCACGCCGCCACGGACGGCGTCGATGCCAAACAGGACCTGGCGGTTCTGCTTCGCGTATTCCGTACCTGGGCCCAGGGCAATCAACTCGGTGATCACCTCGCCCAGGATGATGCCCTTCACAAAGCCGTCGTTGCGCAACATGTAGATGCTGGCTCCGGAAAGTTGCGGAACGTACGAGCATTTGAAGACCACGCCGGCCGCGGCAAGGCCTGCGACCGGGTTGTCCGATTTGTCGGACAACACATAGTTGTTCGCCTGGATGGCCTTCATGATCGCGCTGAACTTTGCGATATCGCCGGTGAGGAGTGTCACGGAGCGCATGTCACCGTTGACGGTGTCGCCCACTGAGTCCTTCAAACTGATCATCCAGGCGAATAGATCCACAATGATCTTGCTCATCTCGACATCGGTAGGCGCGGCGACGACGGCGACGTTCAGGCTTGGAATGTCCGTCGACGTGACGATGTTCTTTTGAGTGAGCGCGCCGCTGACGGGATCGACATACGGATGGGTCGTGGCAAAGAGCGCGACGCCGTCGGCGCAAGTTGCGTTGGTGGTGATCACCGACGCGGCCACGTTGTTGAAATGGAAGCGGCCCTTTCGCGCCAGGTCCCGGACGTTATTCTCAAACACGCCCAGATAATCCGCGCGGAAATTGTCCAGCGGGTACACGACGGAGCTTTCGTAGGGAGAGCTCACCAGTGAGAGCGAGAAGTTGCTCGGCGTCACCAGCTGGCGCGTTCCCGTGTATGCCTTAAGATTCGGCACCGCCAGCAAACCAGGAATCAGCGTGGTGAGCGTTTCGAGATTAAGGTGCACATCCGCGATGTCCTCATACCAGAGCCCACTGTAAGAGCCCGTGTATGCATCCATGTACGCGCCGATATATTTGGCCATGTCCAGAGACATGATTCCCCCTCTTGTGATTTCCCCTCGGTCCCCTCACCGCCGGCGACGCCGGCGATCAGTTCTCCGCGCCCCCGCGCTTTGGAGTGTTCTCGTAAATTTTGTACGCGACGAAGTTGGCCTCTTTGCCGTACTTCGCGCGGTCTGCCGCGCCCAGCGATTTCCATTCGGCCGTGAACTTGGCCTTGAGGTCGCCGGCGTCGACGCCCGCGGTCGCGCTTCCAGGAGCAACGACGTCCGCAGGCTCTGCGCCATCGGACTTGCCCTTTTGCTTTTTCAGTTCCGTCAGCTCGTTCACCAGGGACTTGGCATAAGCCGCGGTGGCCACGGCCGTGTCATGACCCGCCTTGATCGATTCAAGCGCAATCTGCGGGCGATCGGGACAAGCATTGACGATTGCGTCGATGCGATCCTTCTCGGCCTTCACGCCGGCGGCGTGGCCTTCCTGCCGCGCGGGCTTTGTAAATTCATCCAGCGCGGTCGGGTTTGCCTTGGCAAAAGCTAAAAACTGTTCAAGCGTCACGTCGTCCCCCTTGGTTGTGATGTTCATCAGCTTCAGCGCCGCCGTCGGCGCCTTGAGCAGCTGCAGCCTGGCGTCCTGAAGCGCGGCGTTCATCGGCTGTGCCGGCGCATCCACGCAATCGTCCGCAAAGCCCTCGTCGACCGTTTCCTGCGCGTCCATCCACGTCTCTTCATCCATCATCTTTGCGATGTCATCCGGAGCGTTGCCGGTCCGTTTCGCATAGATGCCGACGATCGTGTTGGTCAGCTTGTCACAGACGTCAGCGCCCTTTCGAAGGTCATCGCCGTCGCCGGCGACACACCAGGACACGTTGTGGATCATCATGTAGCCGCCGGCCGACATGCTGATCTTTTTGCCGGCCATCGCGATCACGCTTGCGGCAGATGCCGCGATGCCGTCGATCGTGCAGGTGACTTCCCCGTCATGGTTCTGCAGGGCGTTGTAGATCGCGATCGCTTCGAAAACGTCCCCGCCTGGTGAATTAATGTGAACGTTCAGCGGTCCGCTCACATTGGCCAGGTCGGTAACAAAATCCTTCGCGGTAATCCCCCAGAGGCCGATCACGTCGTAGACGTAAACGTCCGCCCCTCCGCCTCCACTGTTCCCGCCTCCGTCGGCATTCGCCCGGGCCTGGAACCGATACCACGATTTGCCCTTTGGCATGATGGAGTTAAATAGCCTCGTCCGTCTCATCATCCCCGTCGCCGCCACCAAAATTTCCTGGTTCGTATGGCATGACCTGTTGAGCGTGAACGATTGGGATTTTCCCCTTGCGCATTTTCTTGAGCTCATCGCGGCGCGTGTCGAGCATCGTGTCGACGTCGTGATTCTGGGACTGCAAGGCGCTGGTCAGGTTGTCGATGCCGATATCAATTCCAAGCTGAATCGCCGTCAGTTCTTTCAGCGGGTCAAGATATGGCCAGGGCTGTCCCATGAAGCGATGCTTCCAGGCGTCGTCTCGTTGCGCCAAGAGCCCGTCGTTCATCCAGCGCGATACCTTCCACTTGTAAATGCGGGAGATGTAGCGACCGATGAAAATGCGCTGCATCGTTCGCCAGGCCTGATACGCCTGAAGCAGCGCTGCGCGAACCGTTGCATACGACCCTTGCGAGAAATCGAGCAGTACCAATTCGAGCGGCATGCCCAGGGTCAAACCCGTCAACCGAAGGAGCGTGGTGAGAATCGCGGGGAAGCCAGGACCCGGTTGCGTGGCGTTAATCACTTCGATCGACTCGCCCTCTTCCAGGACCGGCACCATGCCAGGCTGCATGGGAAGTTGCCGCGTCTTCTGTCCGCCGTTGTTGGTCGTTTGCTTGAGGCCGCGGCCGAATTTTCCCGGCTGATTCTTAGTAACCGCGTAGCCGCTGCAGGCGGCCATGCGCAAGACGGCCAGGACCGCCTCCACCCATTTATCAATCTGGTCGAAAAGTTTAAAATTCTGCGCGAAGCAAGGTTCGCCGCGGACCTGGCCGATGCGCTTCAGCCGCGGATAGAACACGATATCTTTCGCATCGTAGGGCTTGGCCTGTTGCTTGCCGGCCGCGTCATAGCTGGCGATGTTGAATCGAACCGGGGTTCCCTGGGGATTGATCTCAATCCCGTCGACCATGCTGTTCTTGCCTTTGGGGCCGGTGTTTGGATTGCAGATTAAATCGCCTTCGATGGGTTGGATCTGGCCGGTGTTCAGTAGGATGCTGGCAACGTCGCCGTCGCGGAGATGAGATCTAAAGACCAGGCGTTGATGTTCCAGCCAGGTGAGGCCCGTCACGTCGAGCGAGTCGCATTCCTCGTCCCACAGTTCGCGCGCCTGCTTGTTCCATTTCTTATCGAGCGTCCGCGCCTGCAGCTGGAAGCCCACCGGGCCGACAACGTTCTCGACGGACCGGGAGAGCAACCCATCGGCAATGGAATTATTTCGCTCGAGGTGACGCGCGCGATCGCGCATCCGCATCAGTTCCTGGTAACTGAGATACCGGTACTCCGGCGTGTATTGGGTCATCGGCCACGGCGTGGAGAGCCGATCACCGACGGAGCCGCCGTAGTTGAAATTGAGAAATGCAGGCTGTGACGGCGTGGCCGGCGTCGCCGCGCGCTCTTTCGCAACGGCGCGTTTGCGGGACGGCCGCGCTTTAGTGGCAGCTTTCATTGCGTCCTCAATGGAAAATGGGCGTAGGCGTCGCCGAAGAAATCAGCCAGGATGATTCCGGTCCCGCCCTCGTCGGTGGATGTGTCGGAAAGCGCAATGCGCTGTTCAAGCCAGGCGATCGTGTCCCGGACCTGTGGAAGTTCGGCGCGGGTGTAATGCCGGCCGTTGATTTCGTAACTCTGGTTGCCGGCGATCGCGGCCAGGGCCTCTTTGTACTTCCGGAGCAGATGCTCATCGCTCAGGCCGTAGTCGGCGTTGTTCACGCTCCCGAAAAAGCTTTCGGTGGAAGTGTCCGACCAGGTGACTAGCGCCGTGTAGTCGTAGATCGCGCCAAATCCCTCAAAGAAGAAATGCCAGGCGTTGGCGCTGCCGGCCGTCATGGCTGCCGGCAATGTGATGCCGGTGGGAGTGAGGCCGGTGGCGCGATCGGCGAGCGCGGTCAACGACACCGCCGTCGGCGTGTCCCCCTCGAAGTTAAGCGTGATGATCACATGAGAGCTAAATAGCCACGGCCTACGAGCCGACCCAACTGTCGCCGCCACTTCCGCCGGTTACCCAGGACGATTGACCATCCCCCTTGTGAAGCACGGTCGTCGCCGGCGGTGGCGCTACGCTGGAGACTTGTGGCGGCGGTGGTGGCGGAACTACGGGTTGTTCCTCTTCATCAGGCAGCGTCGCAATCTCCAGCATGTCGGCCGCGGCGACTTGATACACCTCGCAGTCCAGGAAGTGATTGGCCGCGCCTTCTGAAACAGGCTTCCAGACGAACCGCCCGTTCTTGCGGTCCCGAACCTTCATCTCCGCGGCCAGGTGCCGGAAGTACTCGTCGGTGGCGCTGACATTCACCTCCCAGCGCTTTTCACTGCGCAGCGTGATCAGACGATCCTTGTAATACTGCGTGTCGAGCAGCGCGAGCTCTATGCCAAGTTCAACGGATGCCTGCGAACGCAGGATGGTTTTCTTTGGGTTTGGATTCCCCTTCACGCATTGGATGCGCGCGTCGGTGGACGCGAAGTCGTAAACCTCGTCCGTTCGATAGCCGGTGTCGATCGCGAGAAGCTGAGGCGTGGTGGATCCGCCGCCCTCTACTGGGTACGGCGTGTCGAGGCCGCGCTTCTTCACCATTTCGAACGTGGGCAAGTTTCCAAGCCAAATCAGCCGGCTTCGATTGCCGGCACCCCACGCGCGCGTCACGAGATAAAACGTGTGCTGTTGCACGTCGACAGTGGTGACGACAACGTGGGCCCACTTCGGCACGATGCCGGCGGCCGCGGCGCCCTTGAGCAGCTGGTCGCGCAGGTCCTCGGCCTTTATCTGCTTAATGAGCTCTTCAAAAACCTCGGCGAGCCACTGGTTTTTGAACTCCATCATTTTCGGCGCATCGCCCAGCGCGCGAGTGAACGCCGCGGCCATGTCGGAGAATGAAACCCACGGCGAGTAAAGCGCTGACAGGTGGAAGCCGACACGCTTGGCCCTGGGCCGCTCGCCGGAGATCTCGCCGGCACGGCTGATGGTTTGTGTTTCACTGAGCCACGCGCCGCGCAGGAGCATGGCTTGTTTGTGGCTGTCGCGTATAGCCTCTTTGCAATGAACACATTCGTAATGGGCAACTTGCCGCGATTCGATGTAGTCGGCCCGCCGGCTCTTAGAGCCGATCGCTTTCACTTCCGGGAAGTCGAAACGAACCTGGCCGAAGTTCAGAGTTTGGAACTCGCCGCAATGGGGGCATGGGACGTGGTAGCGGCGCCGATCGCTGCAATCTTCCCAGGCACGCCACACGGCGCCTTCGCGCGTAGTGGGTGTTGAACCGATGATGACGCGCTTGCGATGCTTGTAAGTCCTGGCCCGGGCGCGGGCGAGGGAAATCGGGTCGGCGTCCTTGCCGCTGAATTTGGGATACTTGTCAACCTCGTCCATGAACACGAAGCGGCATGCGCGGCGCGCGAGCGTCTGAGGCGAGCAAGCCGATGCCATGAACAATGAGCAGGAATCGAAACGAAGTGTTTCTTTTGTGATCGCGTCGGCTTCGGGTGGGACGTGGGCCTGCAGCTGCTCGGTTTGTTCGATCAGCGGTTTCAAATTTTCGTCGACGAGCTTGCGCGATTCCTTGTCCGACGGCATGACCAGGAGCGTCGGCGCCGGTTCCTGGTCGATGATCCAGCCAAGCAGATGTTGAAGTGCGGTTGTGAAGCCGACCTGCGCGGCTTTTAGAAAGACGATTTCTTCGACGCCTGGCTCTTGAATCGAATCAATGAGCCCCGCGATATAGGGGGTCCTGTCGCCGCGGTACTTGCCAGGCTCGGCGGCGATCGTCGGCGCCAGGTAACGGTATGCCTCGGCCCACTCTGAGGGGGACAGCTTCTCAGGCGCGCATAGCGCCCGGGCTTCACGTTCGGTAAAAAGACACATCCCCGCCCCCACTTCAGGTCCTGCTCAGTTCCTCCAGAATTTCCCGTATGCGCTGATCCAGTAGCACTTCGATCGACGCCGGGTCCTGGCCCTCGAGCATTGGCGCGATCGATGCCGCCAGGCCCAGGAACTTGTTGCGGATCACGGTGAACTTTTGAATGTTCGCCGACTCGACAACCGCTTTGTCGACCAGCAACCCCTTGACCCGCGCGAGCTCAATTTCATGCTTCTCCGCAAGAGCCAATTCCTTGCGGGTCTTAGCGGCCTTGAGCGCGTCGTCCGTCTCTGCTGGCCGGCCAGCCTCGCCGGTGACATTGTTCTGAATCTTCCATGCCGCCACTTCCGCAAAATCAAACAGCCGCGGCACGCCGCGGCCTTCGCGATCGCACGGCAACCCGCGTTCGATCCAGCGCTTGATGGTGGATTCGTCAACCTCAAACTCTTCGCACGTTTCTTCGGTGGTTTTGTCACGCATGGTCTGGTGGCCTCAGCGCGATCAATCGCCAGCCTTCAAAACGTTCCGGAGCCAGGTCGATGCGCTGATGCGCGGTCCGAAACTGTGACCAGGTCAGCTGCCACAAGACGCCGGTGTTAGATTCGAGAAAGAACCCCCAGCCGGCACAGGTGAGATCACCGATGTAGTCGCCAAACATTGCCAGGAATGCCAGGTCCGGAGGCATAGGAAAGAATGGTCAGTTAATTTTTTGGGTTGAAGATCGCGCGCGCAAATCGCTAGGGCAACCGTTGCGTGCGCGAACCGCCAAAGAACCTACCCCCGCCCCCTCACCCCCGCCGTCTTGTCGCATCCGCTGCAATGCCGCACGCAACCTGTGACAGATTGCCTTCTTGCTCACGCCTTCACGATGAGCAATCGATCCAAGCGCGTCACCCGCCAGCAGGCGCGTCACCACTAGCCGCTGCTTCGTGGTGAGCTGCGCCATTCGCGTTGTGATGAACTCGCGCGTGTCGACGGCTTCAAATGCGTCGTCAACCGCCGACAGGTCTGTGTTCGCTAAAAGCACGTGTCTCCCCGCCCTTGGTGATTGATACAGAGAACGCCGGCGCCGCCCCTGCAGCAGCCGCCGTCAGCTTGCCACCCACCCGTACAAACCTCGCGATCGGCAACGTCGCTGCGGCTGCAGGCGCCGGAATTCCGGCGCTCTCTAACTGCCGAAGCAATGCCGCGATCCCATCGAAATCGATATGAAAGTGATAGTCGGCCACGTTACTATGTACGTTCGACGGCGCTGATTCCGTTGCTAGATTTTCGGGAAGGGAGTGATCCTGGTCGACGATAGCGCTGCCTGCATCTTTGACGGCGCGAGTGCAAACACGAGCATGCGCATGTCGTCGAGGTGGCGTTCGGTTGCTTTCAATGAACCGGCGCTGCCACTTCCCTCGCTTGGCCGTAAGCCGGCACGCCAAAGGTCATCCATCAGCTGCTGAGCCGCGTCAGGCTGTAAGTTGAATAACGGTTTGATCTCGCGGCCATGTTCATCGTCGGCCTTCATCACGATCGCGGTGGCGTAAGCGTGACCGTCAAACAAACAGAATTCCACACCGCGCGTCCACGGCGAGAGGTTGCATCTCAATTCGAAGCCGCGCTTGATCCGATATTCTTGGTCCACAGCCCCTCCGGTGTTGAACGCATGATAAGAAGCGTAATCATGCGTTCGGACGTTTGAACTTGATAAACGATGATGAGCTCTCGGCCGGCCGCGCGTGTAGGTACTGCGATGTGGTGGCAATACTGGTGTGACCCATTGTCGCCTGGACAACGTGAATCTTTGCGCCACCATCCAGGGCATGTGAGCCATGACAGTGCCGAAGCCAGTGAGGCGACACCGGCTTTTGTATCCCCGCGCGAAGTGCCGCGGCCTTCACCATTCGCAGGACCGATGACTCATCGAGCCGTCGGCCGAGCCGGCTTTTGAAAACGGGCTCGCCGTCGCCGGCGCCGGCGCGATGGTTGAGCAGCGCCGCCCATGTTTCGGCCGGTAGTAAAACCGACCTGGTCTTGCGGCCTTTGCCGGTGACAGTGATCTGTCCGCCTTCCCGCCGCGGCCGGCAATTCTTCCAACACAACGTCACGAGCTCCTCGACCCGCACGCCGGCGACGTAAAAAACTTCCAGGATGAGCCGATCGCGGCCGTTGCCGCCGGCATCGATCAGCGCTTGCACTTCTGCTTCATCCAGGATGCGCTCATTCAAAGCATCTTCACGCTTTGGCAATTTCAACGGATGAGCGACGTCGGCTAGAAAATAATTCAACCTGGCGCCGTAGGAAAACAGGCTCTTGATCGCGCTGAGAACCGTCTTGCGTGAATTGCCGACCAGTTCAGCGATCGCCGGCGACACAGAAAATGCGCGAACATCAGGATAGGTGACGGCTCGCAGCGGCTTTTTAACGAAGTCTCGGAATTGTTTCAGCGCGCGCTTGTAGCCGCGGACCGTGTGCCGGCTCATTCCATCGAGCCACATTGAAATCAACTCATCGTCCTGCGACGTTTGCCGCGCGAGCTCATCGGCGTACGCGCTGGTGATCACCAGCGGCTGAGCATCGAGAACATGAACGATTTCCCCCGCCACCCTTTACCCCCAGGACAATGCTTTTTTGAACCGACGGCCGAGTTCCGCCAGCGCTGAAGCCGCAAGCGGGACCGGTTTGAACGCGGAATAATCCGGCAGCGAACCGACGACAAGTTCCATGTGTTGCGACCATCCGATCCTGACTCGAAACGTCACTTCGGTGTCGTACTCATGAAAAGGCACGTCCGGAAAAACGAGGGGCTGCACGAGTCGCGTTTCGCGTGTGATTTGGACGGTGAAAATCCGATCGTTCAGCAGCATTTCCTGCAGCTTGATGCCAATCTGATGGCGCGCATGTTGCTCAAGACGAAGCGCATAGCCGCCCCGTTCAGCCATGCGGTTCTCAACGATGTATCTATACTCATAATCCTGAACCATCCCCTACCCTCCCAGGTATGGCGCCAATCTCCGCGTCGCCGCTTCGAAGAATCCCGGATCCCGTTCACACCCTACAAAATTCCGATTCTCGATCGCGCAGGCCTCGGCCGTTGTCGCGCTGCCTGCGAACGTGTCACAAACGACGTCGCCGGCGTTGCTGTAAGTTCGAACGAGCCAGCGGACCAGGTCCAGCGGCTTTTGTGTTGGATGCAACCGATCTTTTCTTCCGACCGATGCGAAACGCAGCACGCTGACCGGATGACGCGTTCCGTCATCCACCCAGGTGAAACCGTGGGCGTGGCCACGATACAAAGTCGATCGACGATTGGCCGGCCGGCGATGCGCTCCACTTGCCTTTCTTCCTGTCGCGATCTTCTGCGCGTTGTACGTCGACGCTTTCAGCTTCGGTGTGAAAACCAAAACCTGCTCGTGCGCCCGAAGCGGCTGAATAGCCGCGTTCAAAAATCCACAAGCAACGGATTTTTCCCACACCAGGTCATAGCGGTACCAGCGCGGATTCGACGCCTGCAGCTGAAACAAAAATCTTCCTGCGGCAAAGCAGACCACCACGCCGGCGGGCTTCAATTTCTGTTTCACCAGCTGCCACCATCGATCGATGTCGAAGCCGCCAACGTCCCACGCCGCGTCCATGGTTCCATACGGCGGATCGGTGATCAGCGCGTCGATGGACTCATCGCGCTGAGCGCGCAAAAATTCAAAGCAATCGCAGCGCTGTAGAGAAAGGGTTGCCCCCCCCCCCCCCACGCAAGTTTGTGATAAATTCATTTTTCACCCTTACCCCCTCCCCCACCGGCAGGTGGAAGCACAAAACCTATATTTCCCTGGGAAATGACGCGGACCTCGCTCAGCCCCTTGCGCTGCAAATAGTCGAGATTCCGCCGTGTTGAACCACGAACGATCGAAAGCTGATACGGCTTTTCACGTCCGGTAAGTTCGACCTTGCCAGCACGGGTGGCAGCGTTTTTCTCATTCCGCTTGACCGCGTCGCGACGTTCTAAATCCTCTTTGCTCCACATAATTTTTACCTTTGCGCCCGCGTGTAACTGACGGCGCTCATCGCATCATTCAATGGAACGGCAAATCTCTCCGCGGTCTTTTGGCCGTGCAGATGATCGCGCATGGCGTTGAGCGCGGCGCCGTAGAAGAATGCAAACGCATCGCCACGGCCGCTGTCGAATTTTCCCATGCTGTGAGCGATGAGATGAAGCAACGCGGTCGACCTGGCATCCAACCGGTGGGCCTCGTCCCTGAAAATAAAAAGCTTGCTCGCCAGATGGGTGATCTGGACCAGGGCGAGGATGATGGGCTCGCGGTTGGTGGCTGTGTCGGTGAAGAGTTGATTAAAGAACCGGCGCTCTACAACGCCGCGATGGCCATGGCTGATTTGAGCTGCTCGCGCGCGATCCAGCGGGACGTTTGCATGTTCCTGGCCACCTTGGCGATCGCCACCCGGCCGCATCGTGTGTATGAGCTTTTTTCGACAAGCGCATCCAGCAGATTTGCAAACCCCGCGGCATGAAGCGCCGCGATCGTCTCGCGCAGTTCCACCAGTTTTGCGGGATCCATTTTGTTTCATCCTAAAGCTGCCGGGGAAAAGGTTCTCAGCGTTTCAACATTTCCCTGGTGAGCAGGGCGATATCGCGCCTGATGGCGGCGATGTCCTCCCTGAGCTTTCCATCCAGGTCATTGTGGCGCGCCTCGACGACGGCCACGCGTTCATTCACTTTGTCAATCTTGCCTCGCAGGTGCCACACGGCCGCGACGACCGACACCAGCGCCGAAACTGCGAACTCGACTAATTTGGAAACCGCTTCATTCACGTTCCCCTCACAAACTATTCATCAGCGGGGAAGGGACATTATTTGGGACTGACCGGCTGCCACATCTTTGCGATGGACGCTCCGATCGAAGCCGCGGCTTCGGGAATGTCCGCGATCGCGGCCGACACCGTCGGCGGATTTTGTGCCTTGATCTTCAGATAGAATTCAATCACCAGCACGACGGCCGCGGCGGCGACGATTCCAATCGTTCCCCAAAACAGCAGCGGCAGCGCCCAGAGAGAGAGATGAACCACAAGCGCCGTGGCCACGAGCGCGCCGCCGCCACCGAGTAGTCCAGATGACAACCGATGCGCTTCCGGAGCAGCGAAGAAAACGAAGAAACCCGCGGAGACGATGGCCACCCCAAATACGATAAACACGTCCATCGTCGTCGCCACGGCTTTGAACTCGGCCGGCGTCTTCATGACGTGGCTGGCTGCGCTTGCCACTTTAGAGGCGGGCAAGTTCGCGCTCGCCGGCAGGCGAGACGCGCAGCCCGTCAGCGCCATGAAAAATGCGTATGTCAGCCCCACTAAACCAAGCGACAAATACGCAAGCCCCGAAAATCTTCGCATCGATTCCCCCCAATTGAGATCAGAAAAACACCGCTCGTGATGTGGAGTTAAATAGCCGGCGCCTGGATGGAGTGAAGGTTTTGCCTACGCCGCGGCCCGGAGGCGTTTTATCGCACCGGCAATGCGGTAGTAGAACGCGCGGCGGGTGATGCCCTGGGCCTGGCAGAATTGGTCGCGGCGACCTTCGATCAATGCGAAGATGGCCAGCTTCTGTTTGCCGGTGAGCGCGCAGCGGCTCATAAGACCGGGCAGTTCGGAAGGATCAATGCTGCCGGTCTGAGTAGAATCGTCCGAGCTTATCAGCGAAGCGACGAGCACGTTTGCGGCATAGTTGGCGTCCGACCGCCCTGCGCATCGCGCGCAAGATCATTGGTTGCGTCGGTCGGGCGTTGCGTCTTTGCGCGCTGCGAACGGCCGAGAGGCCGGCGACATACGCGGTTTGAAAACTGTCCTCGCTGTCGTCAGGGTGCCACCTGGGCACCCGGCGCGATATCGACACGGCCGTAGCGGCCAGCCGCTGCAGCGGGATAATGTCTGCGCTATCATCGACCAAAACGACGCGCTGATTCTCAGGCATGTGTACTCCTAGATTTCACATCCAATTCAGCGGCGGGAAAGTCAAATTTCTTTTTCTTCGAAGCGGCTTATGGGACCAGCCGAGTTCTCCAGGGCGAATTGGTCACCAATGGCTGCGATCATGCGCGTAGGGTCGTGGATGCGGACGCCGGGCATGAAGTCGGTGTATAGCGCGAAGGTTTTTTCCTCGACGTCGGGAAACAGATAATCGATCTGTTGCC